GTCTGATTGAAAGTCTTACCTGTCCCCTTCTGCACTACACCAGTTGCTATATCGCTTCCTAAATTACTCCATACAACATGAACCTTATTATCTTGTGGCACCCCATCTATTGGTGCATGGTCCCACATAACTTCTGGTGTTGCATATGACACTTTACTTCTATAACTATTAGAGCCATCATTTGATTCCATATCTGTTGAATCTACTACGATAGTCTTATTAGCTTGAGTATATGTAAATACATTAGTTGGAGTAATACCGTCGAGAGTAATATCATCTACTCTACCTACGATAGTTTGCTCACCAGGTGCTTCACTATAATAACTTCTCATACCATCAAATTTAGAGCTAACACCATTAGAGGTGGTTACTTTTCTCATAACTTGTTTAGTACCAAAACCAGAGTTTGATAAACCATCAAATTGTAGAGGCATTCTTGAGTTAACATTTAAATCGGTGTAAGTCTCATCACCTTCAGGATCAACCGTTAGCGTTTCAAATGAAGTATGACCATCACCTTTATAAATGAGTTCGGCTATTGTTTCTTTATATAGTGCTTCATAGTCAAATTTCTCGGCTACACGATTTCTTAAGTCAAGACAATCAGTTGCTTGTATGATATCACAATAGTAACCATCTGGTCTACCACTAACACCACTAGCATATGTACCACCACCGTTAACGTTATCTAATGAGAAAGCTGTTGAATTTCTTCTTGAAACTATTGTAAGAGGGATAGAGTAAGCTATACCATCTGCTGAAAGCTCATTTAACGGAGCTCCATCACAAAGATATTCTTTATCCCAAGTGAAAGGCATAGTCGCATGTGGACTTGCTAATTGTCCTTGAGCCTTAACATTAGCAGTATCCATACTACTTCGTCTTACACTACTATCAACACCATCTACAATTCTTAGACGCCATCTAATTTGATAATACTCACCATTAACTGATTCGATGACGTTGTTTCTTGGATTAGCTACGAATTTATCTAGGGCCGCATTGTCAGCTTTCATATAATAGCCATGGCCATCACTCGTTGCTAAGTATGCTGGATAGTTTCCACCACTTTGGTTTGATGCACTTAATGAGATACCGTTGAAAGAGCTATCTTTAAAATGAACACAACCATTTGGAAATAAGACATCATCAGAACCACGAACCCACTTCTCTTTCCATACTTCGATAAAAGCATAGTCATGACGCGAACCTGTTGTAGGGGGAACTGAGAAGTTCATAATGAGTCTTGAATAACGATCTTCAGACTCTTGAAGTGTTATTCTACGACCAGCTATGAAAGCTACTATCTCTTTAGTTGAAGGATGAAAAAGCATATTTAAATGATTTTGAGATACATATAAAGGGTCATTATAAGCACCAATGTTACTATATCCAGGTGCTTCAGGGTTAATGCTTCCACCCGAAGCCATGTATCCAACATTACCACCTAAGTTAGGGAAACCAGATGCCATAGTTGTATTCGTACTTAGAGCTTTTGAATCATAGTCACTATTAGGTATACTAAATTCATTGACTGCTGTAAGTGCTGCGTTAGCTGTTGCATTAGCTGCGTTAGCTGTTGCATTAGCTGCGTTAGCTGTATTAACCGCGTTACTTGCATTAGTGTTAGCTGTATCAATAGCTGGTTGAACTGTTCCTTTCCAAGTTTCAAAGTTGTCTTCTAACTTAGCATGGTTAGGAATGACTATCGTTTGAGGATCACCTTGAGCATCATAGATATCAATAGATACATCAGCTGCTATAGGGCTATAGTAAACCTCATAATATTTTTGATCTTTGGCATCTAAGTTAGAAACTAATCTACTTACATTACCAATTAAAATACTTAGATCTTGTGACATGAATCAAATTCCTCCTGATAAACTTCTAAATGATTTACTCTCATTGCTAAAGCGTCATACTTATTACTTAAACTAGAACAGAAATCTAATAGTGCTACTATTTCGTCTCTGAGATCTTGTGGCGTATTGATGAAATCTCTGACGTCTATAATATCCGTAGTGCTTATTATGACGTTAGTGGGTTCATTGACCATAACGAAAGCTAATGGAAATTCATCAAATGGTAGTTGCATTAAAGCATCTTCCACAGTTACTGAATTATCTACTTCAACACCTTCTGTTACATGAGTTGTTCCATCAAATTTAATACTAACCAAATCATAACGTTTCTTACCACTAGCTGTAACTGGATTAAATGAACCGAGTGTAGATGTTGATAAAAATCTTACTTTTTGCTCGTCCTTATCTATAATCTTGCCACCACTAAATGATACTGAATCACTCTTAGGATTGGTCTGTTCAATTGATAAACCACTTAATCTTTCAAATGGTATATTAATTGTATCGCCACTTCTAAGAATGTTTACCATAAGAAATGGAACATTTTGATAATCAATTGATATTATTTCAAATCTATTATTACCAGCGTTCCATTCTACATGTGCATTACATACAAGAACAACAGCCGCAGTTAATTCTGCAGGATTCTTTAAAATTGTAAATGTTGCTATTGGAAAAGGTATACTTTCAGCATATACATAGTGCATAGCAACATAATAGGTTCCAGCCCTATCCATACCTTTGTCTGTCAATGATAAATAGTTGTCATCATCCGTAAAATCCAAATCTACATCAGTGTCAAAATGTATATATACATCATCTTTAATGTAGTGATTAGCTAATACTCTAACATGCTTATAATCAACATGTTCTGCTTTATCTTCTTCAAGTAAAACATCATCACCCAATGTTAAAGCTCTAGTTAAACGATTTACGGCATTTGACTCGTTACTTCTAAACGGGTTAACAGCTCTTTCTTGTAAAGCATCCCATTCCTCTTGTGTAAGAGCCATAGAAAACCTCCTTATAAATAATCTTTGGTCATTTGTTTTTTAGAATAGGCCTACCTATGGTCTAAAAAATAACTACTAATTTTATATTGTAGGAGTATGAATTGATTATGGCATCTAATTTTAAAAAAGATCAAACGCCGGATTCGGATGATGATAAACTATTTGGTTTCTATAGGGGTGTCGTATTAAATAATCGAGATTATGATATTGATAAACAAGATAAAAATTATGGTAGAGTATTAGTTCATATACCGGCTTTAATGGATGATACCGAAGTTGGTTTATGGGCTTACCCTGGTAATAATCCAATGGGTGGAAGAAATACCGAATCATTATCTGGTGGTAAAGATTCTAATAATGGTAAACAAGAGTTTTCTGGGAGTCTTATAGTACCTCCTAATAATTCACACATATGGATATTCTTTGAGAATGGTGATCCTAACAGGCCTTATTATTGGAATGGGTTAGATACTAAGGCTCATGAAGTCCCACCAGAAATTAAAGTGAATGGTGATAAGAAACCAGAAGAAAGGTGGTTAATGTTTAGATCACCTCATGGTAGGGTCATAATGATATCTGATGATGAAGACTGTTGTCGAGTTGAAATAACTGGCAAGAAAAGGAAAACACCTGGTAACACTAATGAACACGTATATGATATATTGGGCAATCAAAAAACTATACTTATTGATGATAAAGAAGGACAAGAGAAAATACTAATAGAAGATGAAAAGGGTAACTATGTCAACATAAGAACAAGTATGGATGATATTGATATCCATGCTAACAATATAATTAGATTATATGCTGGTACTGCTATCTATATGAATGCCCCACATTTTGGTTATTCATTTACTAGTATTTCAATGGGTGGATCAGGTAATGTATCTTGTAAAATTAATGGTAATTTAGAACTTATGACAAGTGGCATCACTAACATGAGGGCTAGTGGTCCCTTTTATATTGATTCACCTGATTTGCAAACTAATACAGGGTCAGCTGCAACGCCTGGTACTGGAGGATCGGAACCACCAACTCCACCTAACGGAGAACGTGATGAGTGAGATGATTACATTGTATATCCATCAATTACTATTGTTATTTTGAAGTATTAGAAACAAGAATACTTACTCATATGATTACCGTTTTCAAAGCAATGAATAAATATATAAAACGATATTAGGAGCTTACCATGAAAGAGTACATTAAAGACCTAGAACGACTTAGGAATAATATATCTCACTTATTATTCAAATTAAACCCTGATAAACCATACGATGCTTTAAAGGGAGATGATAAAAGTTTGATATTCGATCATAGCATGCTTCATAATATTTGGAATAAATTGTCAGCTGGTGAAAAGGTTGAGGGTTGGGTTAAAAGTAAAGTTTCATTCATACATAATATAGCGGTTAAAGAAATGTTCAAACGTGGTTTTAAACATACATATAATTCAAAATTAGATGATACTTTAAATAGTAGTCTTAAAAAGCAAACGGTAGGGATGAAATAATGAACAATCCTATATTATGTGAAAAATTTAAGAACGCGTTATTTACATTAAGATTTATCAAGGTATATAATATAATTATAATTTTTGCTGCCTATTGGGCATTTCATATGAACTTCAATAATTTAGGTTTAATTATATTATTATTTGCCTTAAATTGTTTTCTAAACTTATTCTTTTTCAAATATATTTGCGATTATATGAATGCTTTAAATCAGATGTTTGAGAATTCCAAGTCTAAAGTCATAGATTGATTTTCTTGCATTATCTCGCATTTACTAGTAAACGATTTTTCAAAAGTCTATTGAATCATAAGAATCTTTTTTCAAATAAACTATATCAAATATATTGTTTTGTATCAAAAAAAGAAATGTGGTTCGTAGACCTACTTATCAAGAAAAGTCTATTAAGACTTCGCATAGCTTTACTAGAATCTTGATGTCCTGAAATCTATCAAATGGAAACAAGTCATTTAAAATGTATTATTTCAATTAAATAGGTGAGTTACAAGATCTTGATTTAAGGCGTTTTTGAATAATACGAAAAGTAGACTTTGATGGTTATACCGCTAGCTGGACTTAGATTATTTATAATCTAATATATACAACCTAAGTAATATAACTAATTCCAAAAACAACAATGCAAAAGATATATAAGTTACTAATAACATCAACCACCCAAAAGGGTGCCCCTGTTTAATTTCAGTTATGAATGAATTACTAATTTGATCTATAGCTTTAGTAAACGTTTTCTTAGCCCCTTCAATCAATATAATAAGTATCGCGGTGTCTTTCTTATGTTTCTTAATATTGCTCATAAAGTCTTTAAGTGTTCTCATGATTATCACTTCTGGTTTAACACTCTTACTAACATAAAAAAGGCTCATACCAATTCTTGCCAAAACTATAAGAAGAATGAGTTCAGCTATATTAGCTTTAATGTCATCAACATAATTAGTTCTAGCATATGACATCTTTAATGATTGTAACTTATTATACACCTTTTTAATATTAGTAGTTTTCAACTTAAAATATTTAGGTAACACTTTATTGATGTAAACATAAGTTCTATTTTTCACCTTATCCAATAAAGTTAAAAGTTCACTAGGTGAAGCCTTTGCAATTTTATCCAGTGATTTAAATGTATTCTTTTTAATGTCCATCTTGATTCCTATGTGTCTGTATGCGCACCACTACCAGATGATATAACTGCACCGCATGATAGTGGATCACCGACTCTAGCTAACTTCCTCCCATTAACTGTTGTCGGTCCACTACCAGCTACTATAGTAACTATACCATGTTTAATACAAGAAGCTGAATCACCAACTCTAGCAACTGGTTTACCTTCATCTTTATGATCTGGACTTCCAGTTATTATAACGCCGCCATGACTTATTGAGTCACCAATTCTAGCTACTCTAGGCATAGTGTTAACTCCTTAAAAACTAAATAGTTCTTTTGTATAGTATTCAACTAAGAATTCATACGAAGACTTGTTGTATACTTTGAGCGTACTAGCAAAATAAGCATTAGGAATATAAGTTGCTACCATATAAGCTACGAACCTAATGTAGTTTTCAACACCTAAAATGCCATATACGCCAAGTAATCTAAATAATTGTATTTTTATTTCTGATTCACTCACTTCTAATATTTTTAAACCTTTAGCAACTCTAGCTAAATTACTTAATGAATTATAATTTTCTGGGTTAAATACATCATTCGGTTTATATAGAGTCATAACATTTGAAATTTTATGTTCGTATTCTCTTACATAACTTGAACCTGTATGTGATGCTGCTACTCTTAAGAACGCTTTTAAGTTATCACTATTTTTCTTTTCTTCTTTTGAATATATACTATACACAAATGATGCACATAAGAAAAATAAGAATTCTTTCTCTTTTCTTGAACCAACTAATAAACCACTTTTCTTACCAAAGCTACCTAATATAACTGTGTAGTATATCTTAGTAACATTAACGAATATATCAATATTCTGTCTTTGATAAAATTTTTCAGAGAACAATAGTGTATATGAATATAATAAGCTACTTAAGAAAACATTAGCATTAGATGGTATAATAGATATCGAACCAGATGTTTCTAATTGACCAACATTATATAATACTGTCTTCTTGACTACATGTTCAATCTTATCATCTTCAAAATTTGAAACATAACTAGCAAAAGAATTATAATCTTCATTCTTAACTAATAGTATTTTTTTAGTTGACTTATTTTTCATATATGTTGATAGCTTACCAACATCAATACTTTTGCCGTCACTCTTAGTTATCTTAGATAGAACCTGAATGGTTTCATCAATCATTCTAACTATCTTTTTAAATATACCAGCCAATATAGGTTTCTTAATTTTCTCAGTTGATAGAACTGTTAGCACATGATACATAGCCTTATAATCATCTAAGTTAGTGATGTATTCAAAGCTTGTATCTTCAATGCTTTTTTCCATCTTTACATATTTAAAACCCATATTATATCACCCCTTTAGATAAACTTTATATCTTTGATCTTATTTCTATCTGGATAAGATTTTTGATTACTTATGATCAACTCTTTAATAGCAGCCATAGTAGGAACTTTAATATACTCATATTCAAAATCAACTACAGATGTGCAATTGTTCATGAACATCAGTAAATATGCAAATGATGTAGACTCATATAAATCGTAAGCTGCATAGTTTGGCCTTAATGACCATCGACTTTTAAAACTCTTAATTTCACTTCTAGCTAATAGATAATGTTTATGAATGTTTAAAAAGTTATCATTAAAATCCAAAAATATTATATCATCAACTTTAATTTTACTGTCTTCCATTTCAATAAAAACCTTCATTCTAAATGAGTCTTTAAATGAATCAGCGTTATAGAGAGATTTATAATCATTAAACGATTCCAATTCAATGTTAGTATATCTTGATGTACCCTGTGGCATTATTCATCACCAACATTTGAATGTTGCCAATTATGATATGTATCAAACTTATTATTACTTGGGTTCATTAATTCTTTTGTCCTAACTAACACATCTTCATTAACAGCGTAACCTGGAGTAACCAATAAATAGTTCCAAACACCTTGTATGAACTTCGGTGGTATAGTTAAGAACCCATTGTGATACTTCTCATGTAAACTCATCACCATAGGTATGTAACCAACGTGGTCGGTATAATGTAAGGTAAGCACTTCTCTAACTATATCAACACTAGAAAATGATATCTTATTAGTTAAATATGTATTAATGATAATACTTACTAAATCATATAATGTTAATGGGTGGTGATGTATTTCAATAGATAATTCATCTGCAGTTTCGTTAGTAAACATACATGAGTTGAAACCAAGCATATCTTTTACATATGTAACCCAATCTCTATATTCGGGAGTTGACCTAGCTATTCTTACACATGTTTTGATAAACTTATTGACTTCTTTTTCATCATTGAAACCATTTCGTTTTAAGTCTAATGTAAATTGTCCTAATTCCAAAGTAGTATTTTCGTCACTCATAATTACTTTCTCCTCTTACCAAACACATTCTCGATAACCCATGACATAGGGGCTCTCTTATTAAATAGAGATGTATTTCGTTGTTTAGCTTTATCCATCTGTTCAGGTAAAACATTGAGGTTGTTCTTATATAGCATATCATAAGTTATGATAGTTGAAAATTTTGGCATTTGTTGATCCCACATATATATTCTCTTATTTAGCGAGTCATCTAAATATAATGCACTCCATCTAGAGTCTTCCAAATTATCTGTTGATATAGGTGTATCATCAGGGTCATTGTTTTCTAATTCTTCTCTTGTTAAATCATTAATACTAAGTAAAGCTATACGTTCCCTATTTTCAGAGAATAATACTTTCTTGGTTGCAAACTCTTTAGATTTACTATACTTAGAATCGAACATCTTAGTATACCACTTTGTCATGAACCAACTAAACTTATCACCAAATAATTTTAACGCATTCTTATGTAACCAATATCTAGCTATATCCATTTCTTCTGTAAACAAGTTCAAAGCATTAGACGATATCAATGATAATGCTTTAAACCCAAATACAAAATCTTGTTGTATCCTACTCTCAGTCGTCACTTTAAGTGTTATGAAAAACGGTTGATCACTGTTAATTTTATTAGAATCAGCTGTAACAACTTGAATACCAACAGAATCACTTTCCATTAGTTTACTCTTATCAAAACCATCACCTTCTAATACCATAGATTCAATAATATTACTTTCAACACTTTGAACATTACTTAGTAATTCTTTCTTAACTATCTTCTGAAGTATGGGTATATAATCTAAAGCAAACTTTCTTTCAATAGCTTTTAATAGATATGGTAAAATGTCCTTATCGACTGTTTCGCTAACTAATACTGGAAATGTTATAACCATCTTATACCCCTTATTTACAACAAAATCTTAAGATTTGAATCATCTTTCTTATTCTCATCTTCCTGAGGACGAGGATGAAATTTCATCTTCATTTCAGTCCATTCTTTCTTTAACTCTTTCATACTTTTTTTAGGTTTAGATTCCGAGACAATTACCGCCTGACCTTTATCTTTTTGATCAACGATATTATTACCTTCATCTGATACCATTTGTCTAATGATAGTATTATCGTTAGCCTTGCATAATTTTTCATATACACAGAAGTTGCAAGATCCCTTTTCAGGTGTTGGTATAATATTTTCACGAAGACAGTTGTCATAATATTTCATTCTATCTTCAATTAATGGCCACTCTTTATATTTAACATTATCATTAACATCGAAACGTCTAGTAGTAATAGCATTCATCTCAGAATTAATGTATACCACTTCACCGAACTGAAAAAGGTTTTTTCGTTTCTTCATGCGTTGATAGGCAAGCATATATAATTTAACTTGTCTAATGTGGAAGTCATCATATTGATTAGTAAATTTAACATCTAACATTGTTTCTTTATCGTAGCTTAAACCATCTATGGCACCTACAAATGGATATAATAATCCAAGTTCCTTATCAGTGTTCCATTTAATTTTAACATCATTAATATACTTAGTGCTGACACATTCATTATACATGCTTAAAAGTAAACGTTCAACTATATTACCCATAACAGCTTTAATTTTACTAAATGGATATTGACCAATTTTACTCATATCAGCTTCTGCGCCTTGCCTTAAATAATAACTTTTACGTAAACATTGTAATATTTCATAACCACAGTATTGCTTAATACTTCGTTGTGGTCTAAATGACTCCACTTCTGTTTTCTTTAACCAAGCCTTTAATATATCAACATCAAAACCTTTCTCTGGTATTGAAAAATCATCTGGATCTTTTTTATCAGTTATTAATTTGATCTTATTTAAATCTAATTGTTCTGTCAGCATACATAAAGCTTGTTCATATGGATTATATTGTTTTGACACTGTGGTTGTTCTCCTTGGATGTTATTTAAATGTATTGACTCATTTGGTGCCTTGCTTCATTATATATCACCATCAATAATTTAAACTTCTTTGCCATATCTGGTTTGGTGCCATTTTTAGTATACTTTTCATACATAGTCAACATTAATTCAGCTTTGTGATTAATGCTTTCTATTGTATTAGAATAGTTAATTGATTGTATGATATTTTTAGAATGTTTAGAGTCACACATAGAGTACATTGGTACTAGGAACATGATGTTATCTATGATGTTATTATTATGAATGGTTTCTAATGTCTTTCGGTTTCTTCCAGCACCATTACCACTCTTTTGATTTTTTCCACCTTGTTGACCACCACCATGTCCATCATTTAAAGGGCCATTCACTGGACAATCCAATTGTTTCAATGACGCTTTCAAAGCTATTTCAGATAATGATTTCTTTTTACTTGCAAATTGATTTAATACTTTTTCAAGTATCTCATTATCGGGTAGACCTTTACCATGTTTACTTTTAGATTTACCACTTTTAAACAAGATTGACATTAGCTTATAATAACTAACCAGTAGAATACTTTTCTTAGCCTTATATTTATCATCTAATTTATCTTTATCAATAATAGTATCTATATTATCTGAACAATTTTTTAAATATCGTTTTAAATTTTTCACAACATCCTCCATTACTTTAATATTACCTTAATAGTTTGTTTGTACATTGGTTGGTATATGCTGGTAGGACGTGGCGAAAGCCTCCCGGAGCTCAACACTTCTCCGAGAGGCAGTTCGATGGTTTTAAAGAGACTAACCTTTATACCGACACCATTTATTATAATAAGGTTAGATTACACTAATGCCTTACTATACAATATCACAGCACTAGATGCACCACTTGCAGGTGTTCCACTAATTGTTACTTGAAGCGGCTCTGACGTAGACATCATAGTTGTCTGCTCAACGATATATAGACGGGTTTTAAAAGGTCTATTCTGAGACGATGTCATAAATAGTGCAGCTGAAGATGAAATACCTAATTCGATAGTAGTCCCTACTGGATAAGAAGTTGTCACATCTAATGAAGCTTTCATAACGATTGATCCAGAAGGAATAGAAACAGATGAACTTGATGTACTAGTTGTAGCATCAACCTTAACCGCTTTAACAGCACCCAAAGAAGACTCATCAAATGGTCCAACAGCAGTCCATGCGTCAGTTGTGATGTCATAGATGTAAAGATGGTCGTCAAGCATTGAAACTGTTCCACTAATAGCACCAGCACGGTTAACAGCCAATCTACTATCATCATGTGTTATAGCAACAAGTGAAGTTCCATCATCAAAATATAAAACACCAGCTGTATACGCACCACCAGATGTGTGACATAGTCCATATTTATCTGTATTAGAACCAGCAGCTGGAGCCGATCCACCGTCAAAACCAAAGTCAATTTTGACACAACGTTCTCTTGAGAACTTACGTGTCGATGCATGATTCTGGGCTGTTGGTTCAGCAATAGTAACGTTTGCTAAAGTTGTTCCATCGTCCTTAACTAGTTTAAGGTTTTCAGAGTCATTAAGTAATATTACACCACTTAATCCAACCTGAAACGATTCTTGTGATGTTCCGTGTAAATTCATATAAGCCATGTTGACTTACCTCCAAAATTAAATTTTTAGCTAAAAATTATCAATTATCTTATCTTTGAATATTCTATGGTTAATATACATTTACCATTAGTGCTACCATTAAGATTCAGAAAATTAATCTTAAGTTTATATATTTTATATACAGTATCAGGGTTGGTTTTATATACCCCAATCTTATTAGGTTTATTTTCTGTGAATAACATAAATTGTGCAGGTGCAACATCAGTTCCTAATTCTATTTTAACCCCACTATCAAACACTTCATACACGTTCAATGTTACTTGATTAACAACTATATTATCTGGGAGTTCATATAATTCTTCAGTTGCTGGTATGTCAATATCAAATGATAACTGATCACCACTATCACTAATTGTTTCAGATATTATCTTATTCCAGTAACCACCATTACTTGTATCTTCAAAATCACCATATGTCGCATTAGCATCATATATGTAAATGGTGTTTTCATCTAATACCGCTACACTGTTTATATCTGTTCCTATATCAGGTAACGTTAGAACATCACTAATGGTGTCAAGTAATGGTAACCCACCACCTGACCCACTACTGGCATCAGCCTTAGATTCTCTTGGAAATATTCTTATTGACATATTATTGTACTGAATCTAAATCCTGATATATTGCATACACCGAAACCTGGTCTACGGCTATAGTTGAATCTATGTAAATATATAAACCTTCAAGATTACTTCTATGCCAATAGTCTTTATAAGCTTCGGGTCTAATGAATTTGGTATTAACTGTATACGCTTGAAGTTCGGTATCAAAAATTTGTCCACGCTCACAATTTTCATACCATAAACATGTATCATTAGTTAATATATCAACATTACTTAAATCAGTTCCTAATGATAATACATTGAATTTATCACTTCCACCCAGATTACTATTCACTTTAAAATTTAATATCTGAGTATATCTTGAATCTATTGGTAGAAATAATGTCGTAGTTGTCTCGGGAGTTGCTATCGTATATTCCGCTTCAATGAATTTATAAGCTAATATAGTTCTAAGCCTTTTTCTTTCATATGTTGTTGGTAGTATAACCATCTAATATAACCCCCTTATATAATTTGTTTGTAATTTTTTCAGTGTGTTACTTACCTAAACTTAAAAAATATCATTCAATTGTTATATCAGAAGGAGACTTAATCAGATGACGGTTAGTAATAGTAATGGAACAACCGAAAATAGCTTCCATATAGATGACCCAGATGTACTTATTAAATATGTGTTCCCTGCAGTCTCTGATAATAACCTCCATGGTGTTGATAAACAAGGTCAATTCCCATTAGCTACAATATTAGATCGTGCTCATTATTATGATGCTAACTCACATTCAGTTAGTAATACCAATTTTGTGACCATTGTAACTATGCCAACTATGACGGCTTTATACACTGGCGCTTATGTATTCCAAATAGACTTTCGTTATTATACATCTAGATCGTTTGACACAAGAATAAGAATCTTCATAAATGGTTCTGCAACAACTCTATTTGACATAGAAGAAACTCCAGATAGTGGAACCATCAATAAAAGAATGGAAGTGAACTTAACACAAGGTGACACTTTCTATTGTAAAGTAAGAGTTAAGAGTTCTTCTAATTGGCGTAGTGTTGATATTGATGATGTTTTCATTAGTATGATACTTCATAGATTTTAAGGAGAATGTATGTCAACACATTCATATTCAAAAGAAATTAATGTAGATGTTCTTATATGGCAAATCATTCAAGGTGGTCTCACCACATTTGAAAGTATATATAGGCTTAACTTAGATTTTGACTTAACATTTAGTGAAGATTTAAACACCACTGAAATAAGTAACTTAAACACCATTGTAGATGACCATGACCCTTCAGATGTAATTACTAGTGGTGGTGGAGATGCTGAAATTAACACTACACCAGGTGAAACAATATTAGATGAAACAAGCACTCATATATTTTGTGATAGTACAAGTGGTGACCAAAGTATTGTATTACCTAACCCAAGTCTTATGACTGGTTATAGTATTGATATAACTAAAACCGTTCGAGCTAACACTGTTACAATAACAACAATAGCTGGAACAATACAAGATGACGATAATCTTATAATACAATTTAAATCTAGTGCAAGAGTAACATCTGATGGCACTAATTGGAGGCTAACATAATGGCTTTTTTAGAACGAATACCACAGAAGTCAATAGATACCCATGATGCAAATACATGGAAACCACGTGGCTTGTTTTTAAATATAGATAGTCGTAATGTAAATGGTTATGATTTTGATATGCTTAATAATTATCAAAAGAAGGAATCCGACGGTGGATTAGGTGCTATTAATTTAGTAACTGGTGGAAGAGATACAACACTGAGTGGCTTATTCATCGGACCCCCTCCAGGTATGAATATGTATTTAAAACAGTTTACAACAATCGTAGAAGTTTTAAACCCGAATGATGTGAATAAGAATATAGATGACGTTGGGGGGGATAGGGTTGAATTATGGGTTAGGGGACAAATGAGATATCATGCAGCAACCTATTCCAAAATGCAATTTGGAGCCACAAGTAACCCATCACATTTTAAACATCTTCACAACGTTAATTTAGAAACTCATTCATTTAGAACAGATATCGTTCCTGCCGGATTATATAAGTCTAATAATAATGATAAATTCCATTTGAAATTTGGCAATGATCAACCAATTAATTCAAGTTATTATATGAGAATACATTATGCATTCTTTATATGGTTAACGGTTGCAAGTGAGGAAGAATAGATGTTAGATAGATATAGTGATTCTTATGAAAATTTCAGGCAGTATACAATTAATGTTTTACATAGATTAGATGCTAAAGTTTGGGTGAAAGAAGAAAACGAATACTATGCATGTTATTGTCGAGTAGGTGATTCTATTGTTCAACGTAACGTTAAAAAAGGTACAAGCGAAGAAACACAATTGCTAGTAGACGATTGGGCATCTCAAAAACCAGATTTGAGTGATGCATCCAATGTTGTGGTAACAAGTATATCTAATCCAATTATCACTCATGGCCAAGAAGAAGTTTTTCAATTAATACCACATGTTAAAATGGAAAGTATGATTAAATGTGACACAATCATTCAAACTCTAGAATTCGGTCAAGAACCATCATCAGTCATGCAAATATTTAGAGCATCAACTGATAATTTAAGTGAAGTGTCATTAAAATTACATGGTGTTGGTTCAACTGATATAACTGAATCTTTTGAATATTCAACTGATGCCTCCATGCGAGCCGTGTGGGTTCCTTCATCATCAGATATTGAAATATATTCTGATAATGGAACTTACTATACTGGTTCATATTCTATAGGTATAGATTGTTATAGAAACAGATCTAATGGTGAATCAATAACCAAAACATTTTCAAGTGAAAACTGGTCACTTGTTGAAAGTATATCATGCATGGTATATGAATCTAAAGGTAGTAATAGAAATCATTGGAAAATTAGAATATATGATGGTAACAATTGGGCTGAGAAAGAGTTTACAATACCTGTTAAAAATGTTTGGGAAAATAAAATATTTTTAATTGAATCATTAGACAATATAGAAGTTCTTGATCTTTCCCACATTACTAAGATTCAATTCTTATTAGATGATTGTAATGCAAACGCCTGGCTTAATATAGATGACTTTAAAAGATCTATTCCAAGCGGCTATGCAGATATTAAATTGTATTCATTTGGAACATCTGATCACCCAACGCTATTAGGACAACCATTAACCTTTAATACTAATGAAAATGTTGCAACGATATTAACACCACCTACTCCACAAACGATAACGATACCAATGATGGTTCCTCAATTAACTGTTGGTGAATACTATGGAATAGAGATATCAAATGTGTCTAATGGTGTATTACATATATATGGTTCTTCAACTCAAATTTATAATAGTGGACAAATGTTTACTATTTCAAATTCAAACTTTACGTATACAACCAAAAATATGAGATTCATGTTATCAACGATAGTATCAACGTTATTAAACAAGATTGAAATAACTTTTGATGGTGATCCAGGTACTAGTGATATTGACTTACCAATAATACATAATGGTGAAACTTTAAATGAATGTCTTGGTAACATCATATTTAATCATGAAAGTAATTATGTAATTACACTAAGAGATACTAATGTAATTAAACTAGATAAAAATAATATCTTATCAGCTGTATATAAAGATTCAGCTAGTAGCACAGTAAGCAATATGGTTATACGATTAACTTGTTCTTATGCACCAATAGTGAGGTATAATTAATGGAAACTATCCCTTTAATTTATGAAGATTTAATGAAAACCCGTAGTGCCCAAAATTTAACATTATTTTCTAGGAAAGAAGGCAATGTTCAAAAACTATTTTGCCAATGTAATGCTGGTATTATGATTTCTTCATCAATTTCAAATAAATCATCTGAATGGGCAAGAATCAAAAATCATGTAAACAAGCCTATAGTCTTTTACGACAAAAGAATAGTAAGTCATAATTTCTCTGACCCTTCTACTTGGACAGCTAATGATAATTCGTTATATATAACTAAACCAGATGTTGGTCAAAAATATATATTATCGCATTGTATAGCTAGATTCCCCAAATCATTAATGATAGTTCCAAGTAATCCTTTACATTATATAATATACTTATCACCAGACGGTGTTTCAGATGCTGTTGAGACAATACACCTCATATATGAGGAAACTGCTGACCTTATTAGAAAAACTAATGTTCCAATGTATATGTCACCAACCAATCTACCAAGTATGGGTGCTGAGGAGATTGTTGAAATTAATTTTATGTATGCTGACCCTTATACATTACAAGGTGCTCCAATAGTCTTTAGAGGCAATTTAAATGAGCGTATAGAAATTCATTTAGAAAACCATGATCCATTTCGCAACATTAATGGTGAATTATTAACTCAAGAATGTGTAATCATGTTTAACTTTAAAAGAACGATAGATTTCTAATGCTGTATATATCTCGGTGATAGTGGTAAGAACAAAGAACATGGACATTCAAAAAATAGATAAATATGATGGTTATGCAATTAATGAGAATAATATGTCCCAAATCAAAGAAGGTGATATTCTTTTGATGACACCAGTTAAAAATGTTTTTCTAAAGCATTTTATATCTTGGTGTATTAAAAAAGTCACGGGTTATTATTGGACACATTCTTTAGTATCTTTTGGAAAAGAGTTGGTAGTTGAAAGTATAATAGATGGAGTTACGTTAAGGGATATATTAGAAGTTAATGAATATGTAAATGATTATAACTTTATAGCTTTACGATTTAAAGATGAAAATCTCAAATCCAGATTCACTGAAGCCGTAGAAACACGTCGAGGTTATAAATATGATTACATTCAAGCACTCTTAATGGGTGTGTTAAAATGGTTAAGAGATGTTTTCCAAAGAAAAAAAATCAGATCAATTCATCTTAAAGCTGACAATGAACGACGTTATGTATGTTCTGAATTAATAGCTGATTCATTATATGATATAGGGATAAATGTAATAACATATACAGATATAAATAGAAGTCAATTCATGCCAGAAGACCTATTACTTTTAGGAGATGTTCTTGAGTTGGTAGAAATACAAAAAGAAGGTGATGGGACATGAATACAGATATAACTCCAATCATAGAAATGATTAAATCAAATAATCTCAATAGTAATAAGCGATTAGATGATCTAGGAGAAAAACTAGTCGAACACATAAGTGACAATAATCGTGACTTTCACGAAATCAAAGAATTAGTTAAAGACGTTCATACATCAATTGAAAAAAGTAGATCTGGACTAAAGAAAATTATAGAGCCAATTCAAGTTCAAATGGTGCAACATGAAAAACAACTAGAACAACATAGTAGAGATATTTCAGACTGTGTTAAACAAGAAATGTGCCGAAATAATGAAGCAGCTATTAGAAATCATATAAAAACGTTATCTATTAAAATTATATTATTCAATTTAAGTTTTATGGTGTTATACATAATGATTTTACTTAACACAAATCTAAAATTTGATTGGGGTGCTTTAAGTAAAATTATAGGGGCTATTGGAAAGCTATTGTAATTGTTAATAGGTTTCCTTGGATTTCGTTTTAATGTTATTCAAGGAAACTATTTCTTTCTCCAATTCATCTATTGGGTCTTGTTTGATCATCTTATATATTATACAACTAATTGGTATCAAAATTAAACTTATTAGAAAACAATAATACATGTTTCCTCCTTATATACATTCATCCTTTTGATTCAATGAATGTTCTTTCATTAGACATCGTGAGCATATAAAATCAACAACTTCAAAAGTTTTATCATTTAATGTCACAACTCTTACCTTTTCAACTACATTATTAACATTTTCTCCACAACAATCACAAACTTGCATACGAGTTAATTCCACCTATTATAATCAAGAATATTTTAATATACCTTTTATACTTACAGATGGAATTAACCTCAACTCACCTACCATATGGTTTATGATTCAATCAAGTATATACCATTGGTTTCATCATTTACAGAAACTTGTTTAATGACTTGTTCATACTTAAAACTTTCTAATGTTTTATCCTCACCATATTTGAGATAAAAATCCAACATTGATTTAAAAAGAAAAATGCGTCTTGATGGGTTTAAATGAAAATCATTAATTGTTTTGTCGCATGGTTGATATATGCTTGTATGATTAAAACGTTTACCCTTTAATGTTGAAACATCAAAATCTAATTTAAGATTTTTACCTCGTCTTATTATGGGCATAACTCGTTCTCCACCAAACGTACTTGGTAAATGTTTATCGGTCATAAATGGTATCATAGTAAAAGCATCTTCATTATCACTACTATCATCTATAACATTATCAATTATTTCATCCATCTTTAATAACTTGTTTACCATATCAAAAAATTTCATATAATCAGTTTGGTAATATTCATCTTTATTTTTTTCATAATATTTTTCGGCTTCATTTTTATCCAAATTACCTTTACAATTAATTATACCACTTGGTCCAGCCACATATATGGCATCAATCATTAAATTAATATCAGATACAGTTATAGCCAAAAGAGAACGTAAGTATTCATAAAAATTAACCTCGTCTTGAATGTCAGAGAATTCTTTTCTATTGTGTATTACATGAGTGTCATCTAATAGCAAATCATTGTGTTCACTTTCACATTTAATATTAAAATAATACTTACTATTAGTTTTATCATGATGAGTTCTTATTGTTATATTAGCCCTAGAAAAAGTTCCATGAAACCAGGTATCTTGTGTTTTCCATTCGTCCTCGGTTAAGCCAAAATACTTATCTGTTTGATTCCATAGTAGTGTCGATTCAGTCATATCAGTCTCCTTAAGAATAGCGGTTGTTCATCTATAATTTATTTTAATTTGATTAGTAAAGTTATATAATTGATCACATAAGGTAATTGATATATAGTAAAGTGTTTAAGTTATCATATCACATTAGAAAACCGCCGTTGTGGTTATCAATATGTTTTTAAGGTAAATTATATTATCGAACGAATCACAATCATTCACATGACGATGTTTTTAAGTTTAGAATTTAAGTTACCCATATAGGTGGCCATATGGTAAAGCCTTTATATTGCCAAAATGGAATCTACCACGGTTCGAGATCTTCTATCAATACATATCTATACCTGTATCTATTCAAGGTCTAAGGCTTATCATACGAGATGTAGCTCAGGCGGAATCTCATACTTCATTACCTTTATCTAGTTTATAGGTTACTCTTAATCGTTACACCCTGAGAAGTTCTTCTCAGAACGATCTATTCCTACTTACTAGAATACCTTCAAGTATATCCATAAGGGCTTACTTAGTTTCAACCTAGAAGATCATCCTTCTAGGTTCTATTTCTTATCAAGTATTCATTCAAGAACTTTTCTTCTAGAAGACTACTTATCTTTAGACTCAAGTACATACTTAAGAACATTATCTACTTACTTATTTAATATTTAAATCTTTTTTATTAGTTTATATCGTTGACCCGAAGATCTAAAACCGCAATCAAGGACTACGTTTCATTTCTTACAAAATATAAGACAAAATATCTTTGCAAGGCTTAACATAATAATTTCAAAATCTAGAATTACATATAATAAGAAAATTAATATATTTCACAATTAATACTCTGTTATAAGATTTTAAAAATTCCGAACTTAAAGATATATGAATACAATATAATTAAACATTCGAAATTAATTCAAAACATCTGTTATAAGAATTCAAAATAACTTTCCGAATTAAAGAATCTTAAAAACTTAAGAGCAGATATAATGAATTACAAGATCTACTAAGTAATTGAAAACCAAAATCTTTGGAGAACATAAGAATCTATCTTCCAAAGTAGATGCGAAAAATTGCTTGTGAAAATGCCTTCGGTCAATCTATTCGTAAATTGAGTTATCAAATCAAAAAGGAGACAGGCTGAAAAATGTTAGTTATTTACTAAACCTAATTGACACTTTACCCGCCACCCCTTTTTTTGATAATTTGACATTAACCACCTATGACCTATATAAATTTTTGATGTGATACTAATATACTCAACCAACCAATCAACCAGCACCCGATAGGTTTAACATTAAGGAGAACTAATATGTCTAAAGATCCTTCGTTACGACAATCAATTATCAGCCTAGCCCGTATGTTTTTACAAAAATTCTTATCAGCAGGGTTAGCTTATCAAGAAGATACTACACCACAAGACGTTGATAAAGAACAATTGCGTATGGGCATTAAAGTTGAATATGAACATACCACTTCTAAGCAAATTGCCACGCGTATAGCTTTAGACCACCTTACCGAAATTCCCGATTATTATACTAGGCTTAAAAAGATGGAAGAAGATGCAAATCAATCTAAAGGATCAGCTAAAATCATACGTGAAAAGAATATGAAAGGTTATTAAAGAATGAATAATGATACCATAAATAATAACCCACTACCACCGGTTCCTATTAAACCACCACAAGTACCAACTTTACCAGAAGAGGAAGTTGTTGAATCCATGGTAACATTACTTGAAAGTAGTTGTTCAGTTGGTGATGTCACTAAATTAATTATATACCAAATTAATACTTTACAAGGTGACATTAAAGAGCTAGAAGAAATGAAAACAATGCTTAAAAATATTTTTCCAACAGATATGAAATCTTATAGAAGTGCTTATGTGATTGAGAATAAGGTTAAAACTTTCACAGGTTTTCATACTACTATATTATCCTATAAAAAGGAACTTAATGGTATGCTATTGAAATTAAGATCTATGCTTGATGTTGGTACAGATCTTGAACAATACAAGAAAGCTATGAGAGAAGTTATGATGGAACATAGTTCTATGAAAAATAACTTAGAGAATAATAAGGAAAAGATCAAAGACCTAATTAAAAAGACACCAAGTTTAATGCCATCGTCTTTATAATTTACTGGCCAAAATGAAATAAATTATAGTTCAAAAATAGATATAGGAGACTTATTAAATGGCTAAAGAAACTAAGGCAAAAGTAGTTGCAAAATCAATTCAGGAAAGATTAAACGCTTTCTTAAGTGAAGACAAAGGTTTTCGTTCGGTTGGTAATGAAAAACCAGAGTTAATTAAAACCGGTATAGATAACTTAGATGCTATATTGGGTGGTGGTATAATACTCGGTGGACTTATACAATTAGTTGGTAGAGCTGGTTGTGGAAAATCTTCGTTAGCTGCTAAATTGATATCAAGCTTTCAAAAGAAGACTAAAGGTAATTGTGTGTCTTTATATATTGATTCCGAAAGCACTATGACAAAATTGAGATTAAGTCAGCTTGGTGTCAATAGGCCTAAATTAGATCCTATTAATGACGTAATGTTAGAAGATGTTTTTGCTGTTATAGATTCAGTTATAGAATTCAAGAAAGATAATAAGGAAACACAAGACATACCAACAATTATAGTATGGGATAGTATTGCAAATACGCTTACACTTAAAGAAACAACAGCTGAAGATCCTAAGGAAGTTATTGGTTATAAAGCTAGAATGCTTTCATTATACTTACCCAAAATATCAGCTAAATTACAAGAGTTCAAAATTACATTAGTTGCAATTAATCAATTAAGAGATTCAGTTGGTATTGGGATGATGCCTTCACCAGTTGCTATTAAAGGCATGAAACAATCTGATACTATACCTGGTGGACGAACATTACAATTTGCGACTAGTCAATTAATATACATGCAAGATGTTGGTAACATTGAAGAACGAACTCATGGTTTTGATGGTAAAGAAGTTGATGTTCATTGTATTAAGAATAAAGCGTTCCCACCATTAATTAAAACTAGAATGTCTTTTAGTTATATGGGTGGTTATAGTTCGTTTTGGTCAGCCTTCGCATTACTTAAAGCAGAAAAACTTATTGTTGCTGGTGGTGCTTGGTATAGTATGAAAGGTTTTGAAAAGAAATTTCAAGCTTCTAAGTGTGCTCAATTATACACTGAAAATGAATCATTTAGAAAGGCCTTTAATAATCTAATAGGTAACTATACTCAAAGTATTGCTGAGAAGTATACCAATCAATTGGAATCATGTAACATCGACGATGTCATTGATAAGGCTTTAAATAAAGGTGGTGCTATTACAGATGGTTTACTACAGAATAAGGCATTAAGTAAAAAGATTAAAGACGATAAAGTGACGGTTGAACCTAAAAGTAAACCAACACCTATTGTAAAAGATTCTAAAGTTAAAGTCGGGGAAGTTCTTGAAGCTGATATGAAAGTTGCATCTCAGGTGCTTCCAAATGACAAACCAGTACCACCATCTACAAGTATTGACAACTTAGTAATATAGGAGAGTTAAAATGGAAACTGAGGTTATTAATGTGTATACAATTTATGATTGTAGAAAATCTATTCATATAATTGAGAGTGATACTTTGACAACTACTAACGATAGTTGGGCTATGGTAGGTTGACGTTGTGATTCTCTATTATGCCACTAAAGATGGAAGTTATCGGCATGTTGTCCATGTTGATCAATTTTTTGAAGCGTTGAATACTAATGAAGTTGTAACGAAAGATTTACATCCATTACATCATGATACATATGCATTCTTTAAAAAAGAATTACTTACTTTTAATGATGATGAAAAACAATGGCAACCTTTTCTGAAAAAATATATAAGTATGTATGATACATATAGGCTTAATAATGTTTCAGAAAATAGTGTTATTAAATTTTTAAAAAGTAAAGAGTGTATTCTATTAGGTGTTGAAGATGAATAAAGTTTACTTTCATGTATCAATGGGCGATAATGATTATAGTGATATATTAGAATCAGCTGCTAAAGATTTACTTAAAAAAGGGTTATTAACTAAAGCTGTTGATTGCAAAGAATTGAAAAGTGAAATTATTAAATTTGTGATTGATAAAAAGATTCGATACAATAAAGAAATGGCAGATTTATTGAATACAACAGTTAATTCATATGATGAGGAAAGAATAAGTTCGTATGTTAATAATAATTTAAAAATGTTATTTCAAAATGAAATACCTAAATCTATTATAGTAAATGGCAATGGTGAGAATGTTTACATTATGATTAAAACATTACCCCACAACTTTATTGAATGTGTTGGGCCGTTGACTTATTAAGGAGTGTGTCGTGAACGAAACAAGAACACAAGAAGCTTTTGATATTATTGTGACAAGTGAAATAGATGAAGTGAAAAAAATAGTAAATGATAAAATTAAAAATGGTTGGTCATTATTATCAATGGATGTTTCAAAGTATACCATAGATGGTTTTTTGAAAAATGAATACATGGCCATAATAATTAAATACAAAGAATAGTCTTAGCCATTGGAGGTTGTATCCTATTAAGGGTATAGCCTCCTTTTTTCACGTACTTCCACCTATATAATAATACAAACATAGATGATTGTGATTACAAACAAACTGTCAAATATTTCAATATAAATGGAGGTTCTATATGGCTTGGACAGATCGACAACTATTAAATAGACGATTTATGTCTAACATGAACCAAGAAGATGCCTTAGTAACAGGTTATTTCTTTGTATGGTTCACTTTACCGCAAAGAGTTGGAAAAACATATGAAACACTTTTTGCCACAGAAACTACTTATCAAAATGAGGCACTTCCCAACAACACAGCAGATGACTTAGGAAAAATGTTATCTGGTTTAACCATTGGCGTTCCAAGTATACCTGATACAACTATCAATCAAACAAGTATGGTTGGACAAGGTGGAGTTAAATGGGGTGTTGCTACTAACATAGATCACCCAACAACTGCATCATTTAAGTATAGAGAACTTAGTGGTCTCCCAGTATGTAAAACTATTGCTAGTTGGTTTTCTACAATACGTGACCCTAACTCAGGTGTAAGCTTATTAGTTGGCGAAGATTATACGAAAACTAATTGGTCTGGTACAGCGTTATTAGGTTACTTGAAACCAGATGGTCAGACCATTGAGATGGCTACTAGATTTGAAGGTATATATCCATTAAAGTATCCTTCAGACCTATTTACATCTGATGTTGCATCGGTTGATCCTTTGACGCCCGAGATTGAATTCCACGTTGATTCTATATGGTCCGATCAAGATGCCATTAATGAGGCACAAAATATCGTGAAATTATATAATCAAGCTAAACCATACCATGAACCAGCTACAGCTAGTTTATATGGTGGTGCATAAGGAGGTATGAATTATGGCTTGGGAAGGTAGAAATATATTTAATAAGAGATTTAACTCTGAGTTAAATCATGAAGATGCTTATGTTAGTGGATACTTTGGAATTAGTTTTATAATCAAATCTGAGATTTTACAGGCTATAAATAAATCAGCTGATAGTGAAGCTGGTGCTAATCTTAAAACCTGGGATGCTAGTAATGGTCCAAAAATGCTTTCAACATTATGTGAAGGTGTTACAACGGTTCCAGGTGGCACTTTAAATAATGTTGATATAACATCTATGGGTGGTGCTAAATGGGGAGCTCCAGGTAGCGTAGACTTCGGTGATCAAATTACATTAAAGTTTCGTGAATTGTCAGGTATGCCGGTTCGTAAATTCATAACTGGGTGGACTAATTTAGTTCGCAATAGTAATATGGGTATAAGTGAACTGCATAGTGGAAGTCCAATAGCTCCTATGGATTATACTAAAACCAACTTTGAATCTGAATTACTATATTGGACGCTTAAACCAAATGGTAAAACAGTTGAATTTGCCGCTAGCTATCATGGTATTTATAGTATGAGTGATTTGAGTTCTCAGATTACTACAGATTATGAAACCGTTGACGGACAAACTTTCGATGTAAATTTTCATGTTGATGACATGAGATGGGATTATAGAACTGTAGCAACATGTCAAGGTTTAGTTGATCAATTCTATAGTAACGCTGAGAGTGCTTATTATAATCACGCTGGATAATTAATTAACGAAATGAGGGAGTAAGGTAATGACATTAAGTTCTAAAGGTCAACTATTGGCTAAACGTTATCTTACTATAAAGGATGCTTATGTCACTGGTTTCTTTTTTGCGACCATTGACAGCATCCCTCCTCATTTCGTAAGTTACATGCAAAGTGAATATAGTGGCGGGTGGACAGAAGATAAAATAACAAGAGCTTTCACATCATTATCTGTTGATATAGCATTACCACAAGAAACATTAAAGACAACGTCTATGCCAGGCAGGGCTGGTTTCTCAAGAACATCTCCTCTATTTTCACAGCATGGACATACAGTGAGTGTTAAATTTTTAGTAGATCAAACATTAGAAGCCACAGTGTTGATAACTGCATGGTACAAGTATATAACTATGGTAGCTGATGGTCGAATTGATGCTGAACAAGCAAGTAACGCTTCTAATGTCTTTGGTGCTAATTTTTACTATTGTACACTATTACCAAATATGAGCGATATCGTTTTTGCTTTCGCTGGTGAAGAGTTTTATCCAATTACTAACCCCTTTAACGATTTCAGCCATAACCTTCAAACCGTTTCGGGGTTAGAACATAATGTACAATTTAATGTAGGTTACTATGATACTTGGGCTAAAGGTAAAACTTCTATGTTATGGTTAAAAACTTATTTAAATAGTAGAATAGATTCATTTAAAGATTTTACTCGAGAAGAAGAAATTGCTAAATTGGACCCAGACCTACAACCAGATTATTCTATGAAAGATGTAGGAAAATTATCATATAAATATGAACAACCTGAAAATAACCATTTTGGACAAAATCCGGAATTAGATAAACGAGGAGTCAATAAGAAATCTAAAGAAAATCAAGGTTCTGTTTATGACAAATTTAATGGTGGAGATTATGTACTATGAGTGAAATCCCACAGAGTGTATTAGATAAATTTTTTATTGATAGTGGTGTTAAAAGTTTAGTATTAAATGATTATGGTTTCACTTCACAACTATCACCTCATGGGGATTTTAACACTTATATGGGTAAAGAGTTAGCTGTATATAGGTTAGCTGTATTGCTAAGTATTATGGAGGGGACATATATTAATGATCCAAACTTAGGAATTAATCTTATGTCATACATATATAAACCATTAACTGATGATGTTGTGTCTTTAATCGAAATTGAATTACGTAATAAGATAGATACATATGAAAAAGATTTATCATTACTTAGAATAGAAACCATGACTGATACATCTACTAAAAGTATATACTTCAAATTGTTTTTAAAATACATACCCTCTGATGAGGATATAACATTGGACTTTGATTTCGTGAAAAGTATTCAAGCATTAATTGTGAGGGCTAGATAATGACTACAGTTTTAAGACCGTTTACATATATTAATTATATAGATGAATACTTAGATCAGTTATTAAATAATTATGATATCAAAGGACCTAGATATTTTTGTACATATTTTAAATTTGATTATGAAAATTCTATTATAGATGATAGACCATATGTTCAATCTGGTAATTACCATTTAGTGGATGAAAAAAGTGGAAGAATGTGGAAGAAGATACAATTGTTACCATTATGGAATGTTGAAACAATAGCACCGATTCAAAATAAGGCTTCGGAAGATGGTGTTACTAGAGATATGGTTACATCTTTTATATTACCGGATTATGTTGGAGTAAGACCTACACCTAAAGATTTTTTACATATCTATGATAACGTCACCAACAAAATAAGTAATGATCAACCATTGTTTATAGTTACCAATCGAGAAGAATCACATATGGGTAAACGTAAAGAATATAAGATACATTGTAAAAATAGTTATAACCATTTATCGAACCTAGATATGCCTGAAAATATTTCTAGTGAATGGATATATATAAACCATTATAGAAAAATATTTACATACAATAGTGGACAATTATTATTATCAACATTAAGTAGAAATTTTTCTATTTTCGATAATATAAATAGGGATGAAGAGTCTAGTTTTACATACAATCAAAATGTCTCTATGTTTACGACTAGAACATAAGTAGTCTAATAAGGGAGCATTAAATATCATGGCAACAGATTTAAACAATATACCCAAGAATTTCATACTGTCATCACCTGAGAGTATTAGAAAAAAGATACTTGATAGGTTGGTTGATTATGAAGAGTTGAATGGAGTTGATTTAAGTAAAACACAATTCTTTTCATATATGATTGATGTCATGAGTATGCTATCATCTGATAATGCAAATTCTTTATCATTATCTAAAAAAGAATCATACTTAATAACAGCTAATTTACCTAGTTCGGTATACAATTGGTCAAGCTATTTATCCTATAAAAAAGATTTCGCTAAGCCAGCTGAAGTTGATTGCCTTTTAAGTATACCATTAGCTTTTACAAGTGATATCATTTTCAAAATAGATTATTTTACCAAATTTAAAGCGGACAAAATAATATTCACAAACCCCGAAGAATACTTCACATTTAAGTATGACCATATTACTAAAGTTTTAGCCGGTACTGCAGTTAATGAAAATACAGTTAGAAATCTTAAAATAATCATTCAAGATGATATAGCTTACACTGTTATACCTTTGAAACAATTAGAGAAAACGGAAGAAGAAGTTTATATACCTTATGATTTACAAATTTATCAACCATATTATTTTACTATGTCTTATGATAATAAGATTTCAGACATTAAATTATTCATTAAAGAAGATGAGCAGGGTCTAGAAGAAGAATGGGAGAGGGTTGATAATTATTTTGAAATGGGGTTGAATGAAAAGAAGTTTCATTTTAAATATGAGAATGCCAACACTGTTCGAATCATGTTTGGTAATGATATATTTGGTAGACAACCTACTCCAGGTTCTAAAGTTCATGTTATAATCTATAATACTAAGGCTGATAAAGGGTCTATCATACCAGCTGCCATAACTAAAATGGATCGCATTTTCTATACTACTCAATCTGGGATAACTACTCAAATTAGTATTACCCCAACTAATGTTGGTGCGAGTTCACAAGGTGTTTCAGATGAAACTTTAGAGGATACATCTAGAAAAGCTATAGCTAGATTCAAAGCTAGAAAACGTTTAGTTGGTGAAGATGATTTCAATAACATTAAAGACATTATCGAAAGTGGTTTACCTTATAGTCATGCTAAATCTATTCTTAAACGAAGTGATATTAAAACCAATGAAGTGGTTTTGTATGCTGTGTTACCAAAAGAATATAAGTCATATCAACCACAAACATTATTAAATTCGGATGATGTGGATTCAAGTATATATCTAACGATTCCTATACCAACAACTTCATTAGTAGGGACAATAGCAGATTCAATTAATGATGTTACTCCTTATACAACATTTAATGATGGAAGTAATGATTGGATATGCCCATTTGGAATGGTGAAAGAAACGAGTAGTTATGTATATTATTATTATGCAGTTAATGATGTAAACACTTCACCAGATGCTTTTGTATATGATCAAATTACGTTCCCAATAAGTTTTACTAATTTGAATTTTAAGAGTGATGTAACTTTTGATAATATGACTTTCACATTAGATTACTTTAACCTTAATAACACAGTCGATATGAACGATGTAAGCGTTAAATTATACCTAAGGTTCAAGAGTGATTTAAAAGGGCCTTATACCCCGGCTATTGATATTGGTAATTCTCAATTTACATACACTGTTCCTATGATTGATATTAAAGCTGAACCATGTGTTATTGAATACCATATTAATCAAACATCAACCGGTACTATTATTGCAAAAGTTAAATCAAATTATTTTCTAAAAAGAAATTTGAAAAATTATATGTATTCAACTGCTGTAACAGGTGGTGGAATTACAACAATATATGATATACCATGTATTTTAAAAAGTTATTATGATGATCTAACATCAGTTGAACAGAGTCAATTTGAGGCTGATATTTTACAAAAGATTATTGCGGCAAGTAATTTCTCTGATTATCGTATGATGAACTTTAGCATCAATTTAAAGTTCGTAAAAACTTATGGAATTGGTGTTAACTATTCTATTAATGATACCACTAGAGCTGATGTTATTGATATTCAAAATGATCCACCGGCTTCACCAGCAGGTGGAGATAGATATATAATTGGTCCTGAACCTACAGGTATATGGATTGGTCACGAAACTCAGATTGCTTTATTTGGAACATCGTGGGTATACTTAGACGCAGCACCAGGTGATATAATTTATGTAACTAATAAAACTGCTAAATACACATTTAGTGGTAATGCTAAAAAGTGGTTAATTCCTACTTTTGAATTACCTTTTAAAATTGATGTTTATGTATATATAAATTCATTAGCTGATAATGATAGTGTCATAATTGAAGCTGTTAAGCAACAATTAATGTATGTCTTAACCGCTTATAGTGGCATAGACAGAGAACAACATAGAAGTATTATGTATAGGGCGATTCAAGAGTTAGGTTCATATATTGATCATTGTGAAATAGTTATGCCAGAGGTTGATCTAACTTTTAATTATAACATAGATAACTTTTCACAAATACAACTTAAAACCTATGTTCCTGAATACATCTATTGTGTATATGAAAACATTCAAGTAAAATTAATTAGGGTATAATATGAGTAAAGTATTAATCAATAAAGATCCAAAGATCATTAATCAAATTGTTGGTAAAGTATTGCTACGAACTAATATGCCTATACCTAACACATTTAAACGTGGTCAAAGGATATCTAATAAACCTACATCTATTATAGTTCATGATACTAATTGTTTAAATCATACTAATAGTGTACTCAAAATAGATAGCCCTAAAACTGGTATGGGTGCTTTGAAAATGGATAATGTTGTCAAGAATAATTTTAAAGATATTAACTATCACTATATACTAGATAGGTTAGGTGATGATTATGAAATTATTTGTGGTAGACCTATTAATATGAGATGTGAACATGATGATATTGATAAAAGATACGCTGATAGTATACACGTTATAATATTGAGTGATCTAAATGTTGATGTTCCTAAAACAAGAGTATATAACATTTTAGCTTATAGATGTTTAGCACCTGTTATGAAAATGTTAAAAATTGGTAGTGACCCTAAATCAGTAATTCAATTCCATGATGATCTAATGATAAAAAATGAAAATAACATAAGTTGCCCAGGTGAATTCTTATCTAGGGAAATGCTTATATCACAGACTAGGAGATATCTATAATGGCTACAGGTACATTAAGTAAACGTATGACAGCAGCTTTCGCAATGAGTGTTAATGATATTAAAATGACATACGCAAGACAGAAGGCTGATATAGATAAATCATTAAGGTTTTCACCAGGTGTATATGATGCAAGTATAGCTATGGTCTACGCATTTCTAAAGATGCCAGAGAGTGTTATCAAAAGAACCATGGGAACTATACCTGGTATGGCTTTTAGTTTTATGTATTCAGCTTATGTGGCACCAGTTAAAGTTGTGTTGAATGTTTTAGATTTAAGAACATTAAAAGGCTTCTTCGCTACTATTATATATTTTGTCAAAGATTGTGTCCCAAAATTATTAAGCACTTTACTAACTAAAATGTTTCAAGTTTTAGCTGATATTTTTAAAGCTTTTGCTAAATCATTAACAAGTGTTAAAAAGATTAATAACCTTAAAGGTAGACAGATGTTAACTGAAAGTAAAGCATATCTATTAGAAGGTAAAATATGGGATTGGTTTAAAAGTAAAGTAACCGCTATTGTAAATAAGGTTAAAGGTGCTATGTGGACAATTGTAAAAACCGGACTAGCTGCTATTGAAAAACCGTTCTTAGACGTTGTTTACCCTATTACTAAATGTATGGCTAAATCTAATAAAACAAGAGGTGCATCCTTAGGCACAGCTTTAAGTGGTAAGAATGAAACAATCAATAAATTGGGTAGTGCTATGGGTATAACCGGAGCAGTTACAGCAACTTTAGGTACAGGCGGTTTAGCCGCTCTAGCATCCTTTGGTTGGTTAATGGGTATGGTTGCATTAGTATTTGGTTATGTAACCTATGTAAATTATATAGGTGAATTTTTAGAATTCAAAAATATGATCGTAGATGTTTTCTCTTGATTATTAATAAGTAATCTAACTCTCTAGTATTTCAATGTAGAATATAATGCTTATATAGACTATTTGAAGGTATATCTGACTATATATATTTATAATTGAATAGTAAAAGAAATATGACCATCAACCATATATCAAATTACTATATCATCATTAATTCGGGAGGATGTTATGTTTAATCATGAGCTATTAGAGAGCGTATCTAAAGTGTCTAATGTTGATATATTAACGGCATTAGGTTTACTGGTTTATCTTTATTCAAACGAAGATAAACTTATCATTGAAGCCATGATAATTGGCTTTAGAAATATTCAATAAAGTTTTAAGGTTATGTGAAAGGCCTACTAAAGTTTTCACATGAATCATAATAAGGAGTATTATCATGTTAGACAAACTTAGAACTATTGGTGTTGGTGGTCTATTTGATGTTCTTATGGTTGGTATTTTTAATGCTGAAGGTCTTATGAATAAGATCGTGAAAGAAAATTTTCGGAGTAGTAATGAAGTTGTTTCGATGGACATTGACGGCTGGGCGTTATTAAACGGTACACGTAAATGTACAGTAATGATTGAAGATGGAGGTGAAACATATTCAACTAAAGCCACATTAACTGGTGACGGTGTTATATGGAATATGTATATTGAAATACCAGGGTTGGAAATGTTCAGACTGAGAATGCAAGATAAGATTAAGAAAGGAATTTGATATGAAACAATTCTTCGAATATTTTTTGGTGTCTAGTTTCGCGATACTCATTTTCATTGGTTTAACATGGGCAATCAATGTTAATAAAAATGTACAACCAAAGACGTCGCATTCGGTTGCAAAAGCTCTCAATATAATGAGAGTTGAAATTGATGATTTAAAGGAGGAAATAAAAGAGCTTAAAGAGCTTAAAACATTTTAATTTTTTAAAAATAAGCCTTCCCATGGGCTTATTTTTTTGCTTCTCTATAGACACTGAACATATACCACAAACTATAGGAGAAGTGTACAATGATAAAAAAACCATCTCGACCAAAAATACAAAAATTATATGAAAGTGAACAACCGTCTTACTCTGATTATGGAATCAAAAGAAGACATCCCAATACATTAATAATTTGGGTAATGTTAATAATTATATTTTCAATAACATTAATGTGGGGTGTATGATGAACACGTAAAATGTCGTTGATAGTAAGTCCATTACTACACCTTCTCCCCATACTATATACAAACAAATGCAATTAAATGATGATTCAAATTGTATTATAATAAGGGTGGCGTAAATCATGTATCTAAATAAAAAAATGTATAAAAATGTAACAGAGTCTTTGAAGATACCTATGATTATACTCTTGGACATCGTGGAAGGTAATATCGAATGACAACACCTTGGAATGCATCACCAGTTACGGAGCAAATAGCAGACACTGAATTAGAATTATCAAGGTGGCTCAAAAAAGAAAGTAACATGCTTAGTGTTATTGGTAATGATGGTGGCTTTGAAGATAATTTTGATTCTGCTGCTTTAAATACAACAAATTTTCCTTATAGTTCTGGTGTAACTCTCTTCGGGAATGGATACGCTAGAATGTTAGGTGGGTCATCTGATGGGTATAATTCATTAGATAGATATTTATGGAGTAAGCTTTGCTCTAATAGTAACAACCCATACTACGCTTTCGATTCAGGTCGAGTTGTTATCAAGTTTAAAAAAGTATCTAATTTATATAATCAGTTTAAAGTAGGATATACTGCTGATAAAGGTGATAGTAGAACTATCTTTAGTGCTTACGTTATTGTAACAACAGATGCGTCAAATAATTTATATTTAGATTGTAGATTAGGAGCAAGAGCAAACATATCCATTGCTGATTTTCAACTAGGTGATGAAGTTTGCTTTATTTTTGATATATTAAAAGGCGATAGTTCACAAAATTATAATAGTGCCCAATTCTCTTATAGTCTTGATGATATGCAAACAATAATTCAAACGAAATCTGCTGGGCCTGCTTATGGTTATATTGGTATAGACTGCTATTACCATGACAAACCGATTGATATTGCTTTCTTTGCTGTATATGGTTATCCAACAGAAGCGTCAGCAGAGCTACCAACAACAGAAGCATACACGGTGTCATTACCTGCAAAACTTGCAAAAGTATTAACCATTCAACCACATATTTCAACGGCTGGGAATGGCGGTGTAATTAATTTACGCGTTCAGCATAAATCTGATGAAGATGCAGTATGGAAAAACTTAGCTGATGAACCTAATGAATGGACTGATTTAGGCGTTGTTGATGGGTCTGCTATCACTGTTAGTGATTATCTATCGAGAAGAAATGATAACTTTAGGTTTAAGCTTGTTTATGCTGGTGATGGCTTACATTCTTATCCTGAAATTGATCACATAACTTGGACTTGGGCATCAGATGTTATTGCTCCGGCATCACCAATCATCTTGACTGCAATTGCTCCTAATTCACAAAGTATATTGATTCAATATGACACATTACCAATAGATGCTTATGCAAGAATTCTTGACGTAAACATAAATGGTGCTGGTAGTTTACCATTAAGTAAACGTAATAAGATAGAGAGTGGACACGGCCATTTAAAGTTAGTTGGTAATCAATTAAGAGATGAATTATCGGGTGAACATAATAGTGACTTAATCACAATCAACAATTTAAATGAAAACGATGTTGTTCAAATTACATCTTATCACATCGATAATGTTGGAAATACCTCCGCAGGTATTGAAACATCTTTAGTTATTGAAGGGTCAGGTAATGCCCCTAATGCCCCTGAAGTTAAAAATTTAAGTACTAATTCACCCATACAATATTATGGTAAAGAAGGTGTTGGCGTCACTTATAAATTGGATAACCTTATGGATAATTTAATTAATGTTTATGATGATGATGGTGTATTAATTGGCACCCATTTTCAAAAATTGTTAACAACAGATACAACATCTATTGTATTGAAACCAAAGAAATCTGGAACCTATCCAATCAGATCCGTTGCTATTAAAGTTGACTTAGATCAAACACTGGTAAGCGAATCATCCATTTTACTTAATTTTATCAATTTGAAAAACGAAATAACTGAACCAAGCCCTGAACCAAGATCCGAGTTAGCTTATTTAGATTTAAACTTCTGGTTCTATAAGGGTACTGAAGAGAGCTTAGTGGCTAAAGAAATGTTAGAAGATATAACAGCTGGAACTGGTGGTTATAACACATGGGATGATTTTCAAGAATCAAATTTCTTACCTGATGTGTTTTCTTCATCAACAATATTTAAATTATTATACACTGATAATTTGATGTCACCCGAAATTATTGACATACACCATCATTCTAAAAACCTACAACCTTCGGATTTCAATAAACTACCTAGAACGCTTCAATTTAAATTAGATGCATATTATATTCTAAAAAGTTTATGGGTTATCACAGAGGTAGGAACAGGGACCGCAACGACTATTTTAATTGATGAAAACAATGAGTATCCATTATTAGAAATACTTAGAGATAGTAAAAAGTTTACTTATCAAACTGATGCTTCTATTATTGCATTACCTATGGATGAAGCAACTTTTCTAACAACGTATGTTGATACTTATGATTCACAAACGGTATTGAATAAGATGATGATAGTTGAATTATATTATTTACATTATAATTTACAAGATGACTTTGTCTTATATACAGATCTATTAACATTAATGGGAACTATCGAAACAATTGCTAATAATAAGATATATCACTTAATGAGTTTACTTTATGGATATGTGATAATCAATAAAGTTATGAAAAAGAAAATCTTAGATATCACAACTAATGGTTATGCCCCCGATTATTGGAGTAACTCATAATGGCCTATGAAAATGAAAGTAAATTAAACGAAACGGTTACAAAAGTTTTTGAATATATAGATTGGTTTAAAGAATATGATTCAACATCTTCAGATAATGAAAAGAAAGCTTTGATGTTGAGATACCCTAATGAAATATCTTCGTTATTAATTTCAAGTCGAAGTAAATGTGAAAAGTATTTTGAAGAAGTTGTCGATCAACCTATTTATATGACCAATGATTATTTAAGACTTAGAAAATTTTTAGTGCATTGGTATTCAGCTTATAATTGTAGTATGAAAGAAGAACAACAAGTATCAGATATTGAAATGATTGATAGAGGGTTATTATTACAATCATTAGGTTATAAGCTACACTCAGAACATAATGAAATTCATCAGAAAACTTTATGCACAGAATTATCAGATATGTATGCTCAGAAGGGAACACCTTTGGTAGCGGCTAAAGTGTTATCATTATTAGATATTTCTAATTTTACTATGTTTGAGTATTGGTTGCAAAGAGATGATTCAGATAATGCTTTAGTATTCACACCAATTCCAATAGATGATATATCATACAATACAGGTTTTAATTTAGGTGCTAGACCAGTTAAACCATATAATTCAGTTGTTGATGATGATCCACATTGGTATACAACTGAAACAGATATTGAAACTGCTGAAGCTGAAAATCAAATGGGTTTGCCTTCTATGACTCCATATATTGGTATTATATCAGCTAATGATTGGGTTAAAGATTCACGCATGGTTATGGCTTGGGTTAATAGGCATGTTACCAATACGTATGATAAATTTCTAAATTTATCTGGTTATGATCTAGAAGAGGATAGAAAATATTATTTTTATATGATAGCTGGAAATATTTCAATTTTAGAATTATATTTAGCTATTGGATATACATATAATGAATTGTATGGTAGAACCAATATTAATGCTAGAAATAACATTGATGAAATGGTTCCACACTATAATGGTGACGACGATGTTTTACTATCTGAAGTTCAATATATAACCGAACACAATCATGTATTTAAACGAACTTACGATAGAGATGAACGTGAATCGTTATTACAGAAGTCTAAGGATGATTGGCACACACTCAACCCTATTACTAAATGGACACATGCTGAAAGTGCAATAGTTCTTCAAGATGTCAACCCTGAACTTAAATCATTATGTGATAACATGTTAGCTTCAGGTCAAGGGTTTGAATTTTTAAAAGACTTATTAACAGTTTTAGATTATTATGTAAAACATGATTTGGGGTTAACTAGTTATACAAGCCTATTTATGTTATATGACCCATTACAAGAAAATAGAGATTCATTAGATAAAGTGTTTAACTTCTTTAAACCATATCCAACAAGGCTCATTGAAGCTATATCTTATATGGTAATTAATGATATACCTGGTGATTGTATGGCTACTAAAGAGGTTTATGATATGGAAATATATCATCGGGTGTATGAATATTATAATAATCTTTATGATCTTTTTAAACAACGCATTTTTGATAAACATTATGATATAGCTGGTAGAGCTGATTGTGAAACTATGTTTTGTGATTTACTCAATCAAATTATTATAGATCGCCATTTAGATTATTATTATGAATTGGATGATAAACTTCTTAGGATACATATTGATCAAGCCCTGGTTGAATATTATATTTTGGTTAATGATTTAGTTGGTTTTAAACTTAAAGAAAAAATTGGTTGGGATAGATATGGCTTTAACGAAATGCCTATCCCCGGAGATTATCCATGGCCTTCAGCTTTAATGTTTATAGTAAATCAAGATAAAGTGTTTAATAAGTTATCTTCACACTATCCGGAGTTTAGAGCTCATAAGATTATGAATCTATTAACAACGCAATTTCATGAATGGTATGTTTTAAGTAATGATAAATTTAATATGTCTTTTGTTGAACCGTTTTTAGAAAAGATATTACCGTTGATTATGAAAGATGTTGATATGTATAATCACGATGAAAAGTTTGAAGATCAATTGCCTAATATTTATGATGAACTTAAATATGATGTGAGAGAACTGTTTGTTGAATGGTATTTGCATCAAGACTTGTATCATGGAAAACCAATAGAACGTTTCTCGGAAAAGATATTACCGTTGATTATGAAAGATGTTGATATGTATGGTATGGAAGAATACTTTAAGGAAATACCATTGGATATACATGATCAAGATCAAGGTGAAGCATTTAAAGAACTGTTTGATGAAAAACTTATAATAGTAAAAGATGACGTTATGATGAAGATAATGATTGATGGCTTTGTAGATGACATACTACCACTAATTATGAAAGACTTAGGTAAAGGTAAAGTGCATGACATTTTTAAAGATGTCAGGTCGCGATTATCCGATGATAATAAAGGGTACAGACAAATGTTATTGGCTGACAAGTTAGTAATATATAAAGATTCTATTGAGATCATTCAACATGATATATAGATTATAAATAATATGACAAAATTTCGGAGGCAAGATATGACAAAGATGGATAGAAAAATACTTCACATTGATGACAAAGAAAGTAAGAATTTAAAGGATGAATTTAGTTGCTCGGTCAACGAACCTGAAGATTCAACTACCGCTAAACCAAGAAGAGGGTTCGTATCCATTCTTGATAAAGAAACTGGTGAATGTCTAGTTGATAAGAAACCATGTGATTTTGGTGGAACAGGTACAGACAATATGATAGTGTGGAATGGTCGTGAGATTATACCACAAGTATTGTTTGATAAAGATCGCAATGCTTCATCTGGACAAAAAGATTTAAATATACGTTGGCTTAGTTTAGGTACTGGTGGATGTGATGCAGTAAATGTACTAGATCCGATAGCACCTGATTCACCTGACGTTTCACTTAATGCTGAAATAGTGATTGATGATACTAACGCTAATTACACAGATTCTGGTAAGAAGAAACCATTTGATTCAGTTGAATTTGAACAAGACGCGGAAAATGCTAATAGACATTTAATCGTTAAAGTCACCACAACTATATTATATGCTGAAGCTAATATTAATGATCTTAGTGAAGCTGCTTTATGGTTCTCAGATACTAACGATCCATTGTCAGCTAGTGTATTTGAATTATTTGCAAGAGTAACTTTCTCTACTATCAGAAAACATGAGAATAGAGAATTAGTTATCTTGTGGTATATCTATTTTTAATATAGGAGATATTAAATATGGCTAACACTTACTTTATGGAAACTGAACATGACTGTGGCTTAGCTGCTTTATCGTTCGCAACAGGTATTGATTATAATCTTATGAAAGAAGAATGGTCTTTTCCTAATACTAATGATATACGAGATGATTTAAGAGATAATCCAGGTGCTCATTTCAGAGTATTGGATAAATTAGACATAAGTTACCGTAAAGTAAGTGTTTCAGATATATTAGATTCTAGAGGAATATACACATCTGATAAAATTCTTATGTTATTACACTCTGAGAAGTCACCTTATTTAATGCAACATTGGGTAGTTTTACATAGAGTGACAGAATATTATGTGTATTACCATGATGGTATGAATGGTGTTAAAAAGATTCGAAAAGATAAAATGAGAACAATGATTGAATCGGGTTGGCCTGAATGTGTTTATGAGATACGACAACCTAAAAATGGCAATAACACTTTATGGAAAATGTGGGATTGGATATTAACTCTCTTCTTACATTGAATGTATAAATACCGTTGATGTGATTAGTCATCCATAAACACTCCTTTTCAATTTGGAACTTTGGCCAGCGTTTTTATTTCCTTTTAAACGCTGGCCAATTTTTCATGCTCTTGTATAAATATTGAAATGCTTGTTTCTTGACAGCCAAGCATGTTGAGTAATATTGATTAGGTATAGGTCAGCATATATTTGCCGTATGTGTTGACCGCCTTTTCACGTCTAAAAAAGTAACTAAGTAACTAAAAATAAATAGGGTGATTTAAATTAAGGAGAACAACCAATGACTCAAGTAGAACAAGGTAAAGAACTATTAGAAAACACAGCGGATAAAACGCAACCAGATGTAAAGTGGTATGATGTAGCACAATATGAAGGTCGTTTAATTAACGCTGAAAAAGCTTATGCAATATTATTAGAAAAACCTTTTGATCCTAAGTATAGAACATATGCTTTTGGTGGATCATCTTTAGTTATGGAAGAAGATGGTAGCTTTTCAAAAGAAAATAGTAAACGTTGCCCTGCTATGTCTTTAAATGTAGTAACAACACTTGTTGAATATTTAAAAGAAACAGCTGACACTGAAGTTACTTTTGGAACAGCTAAAGATTTACCTTTTGATATTAACTTATTTTATGATGAGAAACACGAAATCAATGAATTAATTGAAACATGTCCTAAAATTGTTGTAACATTTAAAGACAGTGAAGTTGATAAAATATTTGCAATTAACATGACTTCTAAGTTTCAATATAAATTAACATTAATAACTATAGCTGGGATGTTTGCTCAAAAGGCTAATGAGATAGATCGTAATGGTCTAATTCAAAACTTATTTTTAGCATTACAAAACACTGGAAATCAAGGTAGAACCAAAGGTGGCTTAATAGTACCTAAATAATATGTCCATAACTTCCTGTTATATTTCGTCTAAGCCCCCGAAGTTTTTAGTTATTCTTCGGGGGCTTTTACCACGTCCCACCTACACAATAAAGGTCAACTCAATTAGGGGAATTTAATCGCATGGAAGAAATATTCGAAAAACATAGGGACTCAATATATTTGAACTTGTTCAAAGTTTTAAATTTGACAACTGCATCTCTATTAGACCCATGTTACAATCCACCCATTGCATCATTATTGAAGAAGAATTTTCAATTAGGTCTATTTCACGATATCCTTTCTAGTGACAGTTTTAATTTCTCTAAGTATATAAAGGATAAGATTTACAAGAAAATAGCCACATACCGACTGTATCGAGATGAAATGGTATGGTTCTTGATACTCACTTCTCTATATTTTAACAATAAGAAAAAACAAGATACATTAGACTCAGATATAGTATTCTTATCATCCTTCATTTTACTACTTAAATATTATACATCATTGTCAAATAAACACATGACAAAATTCTGTGACAAAACCAAAAGCATATTGGCATTAGAAACCCTATCTGATAAATCATTATTCTCTACCAAAAATAAACAAGTTCAAATGAGAGCTAAAAGCGTTCTTAATCAAATAAGTTTATCTACTAAAATTAAAAAGAATATAGCTAACAGTCCTATAGCATTAGGGATGATTCATATATTAGATAGTATAATCAATAAGTATTATGGTAAAATCAAATTAAATGATTATAAGACTATTGCTAAGTTGATAATTATATATAGACACAGAATATCACAAAGTTTCAAAGCTTACGCTAGACATTATTATGAATTAGTTGGCATGAGAAATGAGATTTATGAAGATGAAAACATTTCGATTTTAAATGCGGTCAATGTTGTTGTTAATAAGAACACTCAAAGAATGGTTTACATACCGGATACACAATATAAATTGTTAATGCAAACGACAAGTATTTCAAGTGAAGTTTTAAAAGATATCTATAAAGTACTCTATGGTGATTCTACGCACAATCAAACTCTAAATAGGATAATTACTATAATACTAAGTGATGGCCGTTATGAAAAACTTATGAATACATCAACAGTTTTTGAGTGGATGACAATAGTGCGAGGAGTTATTGCTATACGTAGTAAATATGATGTTAGAAAAATGTTATTAACAATAATTGAATCAGATGCAAACTTGAGTAAACTATATGAAAGTAAATCAGATTCTTATAAACATAAAATGATACAAGCTGTTGGCGGTGTTATTGGGATAAGTATATATTCAAGCATTAAAGGATATAACATTAAATCAATATCATTAGGTATGATTATTTAAAATTCTAAATCATATAATTTTGGATCAACTCGTTCAGGTGGCTCTGTTGTCTTAACTGTATTATTATTAGTCATAGCTACACCTTCTTTAGCCATCTTTTTATTTTCTTTCTTTTCATATTTATCTTCACCAACCATCATCTTAATATCATTACTTTGACCACTACCTTTTCGTGTACCTATTAGACGTCTAGAGTAAATTGGTGTTATAGTAAATCTAATGTCAACAACTGAAGGTCTACCATTAAAAGCAATAGCGTTATCATCACCACCTTTCACTATACTCATATTAGTTATCATACCATAATCTAGAAGAAATAACCCTTTACATTCAGCTGATACATATAATGGTGAACTATAAGTATTATTAGAACCTTTTTCTAATATCGGTAAAGTCAATGCAAGTAAAGCACACATAGGATCAATGATGGTCTGCATGTGGAGTTGTGTGTTAGCTGGGTTAGGATTATATAATCGAACACTATAGTTATAACCACAGGAGTAGGAAGAGTCCCACCAAACCTCAGGGAATAAAGGCTTGTTACCATGAAGTATACTTACAGCAGTTGATAACATAGCGGCAGCTGGTGCAGATATTTTTGAATCTTTCCCGAATACACCAGATGATTTTAATATGTCTTCTACTTTACTAGTATCTTGCCAATCTTTATCTATTTCTTTCATGGCTTTTATCCAATTAGCATTACCTTTATCATCACCTTTTAAAGTTATTCCAGCTAATCCAGCAATACTTTCAATTGTATCTGTCGCATTAATGCCTGAACTTTGCATTGCGAATCCAGCTTTGGCCATACTTGAGTTAGCAAATGAGCTTGCAACTTGTCCGAACATGGAAACATTTTGAAGGGTGTTATTATATGTATCAGTAAAAGGTGCTTCACTTAATACGTGCATATCAATGGTGTCACCTTTAACGTTTCCAGCACCTAATTCTTTAGCCCTAGAAATAAATTTTTTACCATCAGGTTTTAATGATATATCACCTGTTCCAGCTTTCATTAATTCTTTTAAGCCACCTTCACCCATTGATAATGGTGTTAGCTTAATTTTTAGATAGTTCTTTTTAATATCTAACCACGATGTTTCACCAAGCATGGAATTATTCTTTGGTGGTAATCCGATTGTGTATGCGCCCATTACTATCTCCTTAATTTAAAGCTTCATGCAACATTGATGGTTTACTTGATTGACCACCACCAGTGTGTATGTTGGTTTGTGTTGTATCCCCGCCACGGTTAGTTGTAGTAGTTGATACATTTTTCATATTAGTTATTTTAGTTTGATTAATAGTTGGTGCAGCTATCTTATCTGGTTTTAGATTATCACTAATAGTTGTCAGTAACTCTATAACTTTTAACGCTGTAGCTTTATCTTCTTCTCTACGTTTAATGGCTTCTTCGTCAGTCATAAATGATTTTACTTTAGTAAGAACATTTGAACCATTACTTTTAATGTTATTCCACACATTCATCCCATTCTTTTTCAAATAAGATGCTGCCTTTTTAGCCTGTTCACCACCTTCATTAAAACCATCACGAATAGATGTCGGGACACGTTTAATGACGGCATCAAAAGCTTCACGGCTTAGTTCACCACCTTCAGATAAAAATCTATTATACAGTGTATCTTCTTTAATTCCATTAAACGCTAAGGATGGATTCATCATCACCGCCATTGGATTATTAGAAATAGATGAAGACATATTACCAACAATATCAGCGGACCAGTCTTCTGCTGTTTTACGAGACATTACTTCATCATATGAATTAGTTATTTTCTTTTTAAGTTTTCCGCCGATGACTGTGGCTTTATTAACGAACTTGTCTTTAAGGTTAGTCGCTAATGTTAATGCCATATTACTTTTAGTACCATATTTCTTTTTAGCGTTTTCATCCCATCTTAATGTATTAACAATTTTAGTAAGTTTGGCTTTATTATCTGGAGTCATATTGTTAATGTAAGCTTGAGTATTTTTTAGAACCATAGTTTTTAATTCTTTACTTTTCTCGATAGTAAATTCTTTAGCTTTTTGATAAGTTTTAGTAGTATCACCGCTACCAGTATGATCCTTAATTACTTTGACAACTTTATCTTTAACTTTACTAAATACTTTAATAGCGCCAGCACCAACGCTTGCTAATGTTGGAGTAACCAAGCTGGCTTTAATTGGCTTAATCGAATTATAAAGGGCTTTATCTTTAACTATGTTTCCGCTTTCGTCAACAACTAAATTTCGACTAGCTTGAATCCTCGCTTGCTCAACTTTAGGACCTTGACCAAAGTTGTAACTTAACTTAATGCCAGGCATAACCTTTTTCATATAAGTAATAGGATTAATATATTTACCTTTTAACTGCAAATCAAAATGCAAATGAGAAACATCTGTTGCAGTTTTACCTATTGTGCCAATTTTACTTCCAGCTTTAACAATCATTCCACGTTTTACATTAACTGAATGACAATGTAAGTATCTACTTTTTAAATTACCTTTATGAGTTATCTCAATAATCGCATATTTTCCACCAACATCAGTGACTTTACCATCTGTTATGGCATATATTGGATCACCCACATTACCATGAATATCAATACCTTTATGCCATTTACTACCATTAATAATATATTTACTTCTATCACCAAACGGGGAAGTGATAGTATGACTATTAGCTGGCCAATAAAATCCAGTGTATGACATTTGAATATCTCCACTACCAGTACCATCCACAGTTTCATTGCCCCATTGTTTTTCCATAGCAATTTTACTATTAGATAATATCTTATTGGCTATTAAATTAAATTTGTCGTTATTCATTAAACCGCTACTTTTTCCACGACTTTTAATTTGATATAATTTTACTATTTTCTTTTGTGCATTATCAGTGAACATAGTCATTTGATCAGCATTGAAACCAAATGATGTAGCCGCTGTTTGGAAACCTTTCATATATTCAGGTGTTATACCATTAGTAGATGACAACTTATTTAATTTCTTTTCGATACTTTTCTTAGCTGATTCACCTAATATTGATTTTTTAATTCCATTAAAAAACTCTTTAACTTTATCAACACTTCCGTCTTTTTTCCCAGCCATACGTCTAGCATATTTAGTATATTTTTCTATAGCTGAAGGAGTCTGATTGGCTGCATCGTATATGTGCATTAGTTTTTTGTGATCTTTTTCACTTAATTTAGAAACACGTTTAGGATCAAGATCAAACAATTTTATGGCTCTCATTGTTTTAGTCATTATTTCTTCTGGGTTAACACCAAACCATTGTTCATATTTACGACCGACGGCTGATGCTCCCCAACCATTAAAATAGTTGACAGCTGTTTCAGCTAATTTGTATGTCCCTACGGCTGCTAAACCAGCTGCTATAGCTGGAGCGGCAGTAGCACCTGCGGCAGTAGCACCTAATACGCCGAGAACTCCAGCCGTCCCCATCAACC